CGTCAGCTCCTTAATGGAATACTGACAGAAGTCTACGTTGGAGGTGTATTTAACTCCGTTTTTATCAATCTTGACTACTGACTTAGGCGCGCTCATTCGTCTACTCCGTAAGCTATGATTTCAAGCTGGTTCCCGGTCCTGTAGGTCCTTTTTACTGAATATCTGACGTTGTTATACTCGACTACCTTTTCGTTGTGGTACTCAAGATAGTCGGCAATTACAAACTTATATTCAGGTTTTAAACCTACGGCCTGCGCTTGATAAAATTCGCTCTGTGTAATAGAGCGGATCGCCGCAAAGAGCTCTGTGCTCGTCTCGGTCTTTACCGTTCTGCCGTATCGATCGGTTGTTTCAGTGATGGCGATTAATTTAATAATCTCATTCACCGCTACCACCTCCATTATCAGGTTCGGGTTCAGGCTCAGGATCCGGCTCCGGTGTAGGAGTAGGCTCCGGGAGTGTAGATTTCCTTAAGCAGTCAAGCTGATACTTCCAAGAAGCGTCATATCTTTCAGCGGTTTTATCAATGTCTGTGTTCACAAGCTTGCAGTACGTTTTTATCGCGGCAACAATTAACGGATTAGAGTCGTCGCTGGCAATACTCTCGTCAATGCCGTTTCTGACCATTTCGGCCCTCGCTTCCGCTATGTTCGCCGTTAACTCACTATCGAGCGCGGTATGGTTTATTCTTAACGCGAGTTTTACGTCGTCTAATATTGCCATGTGTCCTCCTTAAATGGAGGGCAAGCCGTATTGACTCGCCCTCCTTTGTCTGCTTTATTCAGCCGCTACTACTGTTACGTGGCCTTCACCTACGGCTTTCTTATCTGCATCTGCATCAACTAAGGTTAATACCTTGCCTGAAGCTGCTGTGATGTCGGATTCGCCGTCCCATGTTGACCAGGTTGAAACGTTCATATGCCATGTTACAGAAGTGGCAGCATTAGCTACTTTGTACTTCCATACATGACCGGCTGGGAGTGTTTCTGTAACAGTGATCTTTGTGTCACCGGAAGCGGTTCCAGCCTCAGAAGCTACCGTCAAGGTAGCGAGGCTAGGGTGTAACGTCCAGTGTTGCGAAAGCCTTGCTAGCAAGAAGCTTGCAGCCGAAACGAGCGTAACCGCTGTAGATCTTTACATGCTTCTTGATGTCCTTGTCGGCTTCTACCATGATGTCAGTTACCATGTTGCCGACTACCTGCTTAGGATCACCGATAAGAAGGATATCATCTGTTACAGCGTCTTCAACCTTAACAGGTGCGCCGATAAGATAACCCTCAACTCCGTCCTGAGCTGTAAGCTGGAAGATTGGTCTTCCTGCTGTGTCAACCATACCTACAAGATACTTGTAGATAGTTGTTCTGTTTGCGTATACAACAACGTCTTTTGCGTTCTTAAGAACTGCGAAAGCTCCTGCAACTTCTTTGAAAAGAAGTGTTCCGCTTGTAGTTACATCAAGGGCGTTGCCTGTTGAGTAGTAGTCTGTGAGAATCTGTGTAACAACGTCAGAAGCGAGAGCTGCGCCCATTCTCTCAGCGATCTCGTTAACGAGATAATCCTCAAATCCGTCGATGCTCATCTCTGAAAGTGCGTAAGAAATCTCAACTGTCTTAGCGAAGTCCTTACCTGCGAGAGTAACCTTAGCAAAGGTGTTGTTCTCGTCGTCTGAAGGTGCTGCTGCCTCTGAAACTGTGCCAGCGTCACCGGCTGCGATTGCTGTTCTCATAGGGATCTCAATTACTGTGCCTGTTTTGTAAATTGAGATGTCGTCGAGGATAGCGTGCTGCTCCTCTACAAGGTCCCAAATTCTGTTAACCATCTCTGTAGGCATTACGTTGCCTGCTGACTGTCCGCTTGTTGTTCCTGTGGTATGAACGAAAGCGGTTCTCTCCTCTTCTGTAAGCTCTCTTCCCATAAGTGTCTTAAGGAAAGCGTTACGATACTCTTTTGAATTAGCATCAAATCTCTCTTCCATGCTTGTACCCTCCTGTTTACCTACTACTTTGCCAAGGCTCGGATTTTTGCTTAAATCCTCAGCCTGTTTCTTTCTCTGCTCAAATTCGACAAGTTCTTTTTTTCTTGCCTCAAGTGAGTCGATCTCTTTTGTGAGAGCGTCAAGATCTGCGCCCTCTGAACGGATCTCTGTGCTTAAAGCTGTCAGTCTTTCGACTACCTGCTCAAGCGTCATTTTCTCAATGTCCATCTTTACACCTCCAAGAGTTTTTTTACTCTCTCTTCAAGCTCGTTGCATTTCGTCTCTCTCTCAGCGCGAAGTCTCTCCGCTTCTTTGTGGGCTTCGATCACTCCGTCAATAAAGCCCCTTGCTGAAATTTCAGTACCATCGTTGGCCGGTAATGATACCGCGCTGACGTCGTACAACTTTCCGATCTTGGTGATAGTTCTAAGATAAACTGCTTTAGCTTCGCCGGAGATCTCAGTCATATCGTCAGCTGTGACTGTAAAGCCAAAGCTCATTTTTCTTGTGTAGCCTCCCTTGATCTCTTCATAAAGCTGGCGGCCTATCTCAGTTCCTCCAAGATTAGCCTCTATCAGTAATCCACGCTCATCTATGGTGAGCTTGAGGGTATCATTTGAGATTCTTGCGAATACTCGCCCTCTATGGTCATACTGCATAATCACGTCGCTCATATCTGTCTCAGCGAATGCGTTTCTGTCTACCTGCTCGTCAATCCTGATATAATTATCCTCATACAGTGTATAAGGATCATTGAATGTGGTAGCATAGCCTCTGACTATGTACTCTTCATTTTCAACAACGGCTTCTTTGACCTCAATAACCATATTGCGGTACTGTCTGCCCTGTTCGATCTTTGAAAGAATGTCATTATAATCCATTTTCTGAAACCTCCGTCTTTTCTGAAGTGATCTGACCTGTCGGAGCAGTGTCAAGTCTTCTGATAAATTCGTCCCCGCCTTCGATCGGAGCAAGGTTAAATGCTGCTCTGACTTCATTCGGGTTCATAATTCCACGGTCAACCAGGTCGATAAATTTGAGCTTCGTCTGAAGCGACGCACTCCTGAGCTGATTGCTTTCGTAGATTATTTCGTTGTTAAATCCAAGCTGGCGCTCGGTAAAGCACTTTCTTGTAAGCTCCTGTCCCAGGGCGATCAAGAACGGCTCTATTCGCGATATGAAAAAGGCTTCATACTCCTGCTCTGTGAAGTTTGAAGTAACTATCGCCTCAGATACTCCGAAATATCTGTAAACATCTTCCCGGTATTCCTTCAACGTAGCAGCGTTCGTTACTGTCGGGCTCATAGTAATCGGAGTGAAGTCCTGTGTTGCGTCAAGTGAAGCTATGCCGCCGCTATTCTCAAGGTTTAAGTAATCCTCAACAAAAGCTTCTTTCTGCTTTTTGATATCGTCAGGGCTTAACATTGCCTTTGTGGACTTTAATATACCTCTGAGGTTAGCCGTCGCTTTAACTGCATTTGAGTTGCCCTGCTTTGCAACCTGGATATCTTTTAAAGTCTCAATGATTGCGTTGTTCTTGTCGCCGCCTATGTCTGATTTGTTATAATCTTTCCTAAGCGCTACAAGATCAGCCCAAGGAAGTACAAGCTCTTTCGCTGCCTCGCCGTCAAACCTGAATTTGATAAATAAGTTACCGCCAAACTCTACCGCTTCGAAGCTTTGGTATGGCACCGGATAGAAGCCTATCGGCTCCATAGCGTCGTCGCGCTCAATGTATATAAAGGCTGTGTTGCAAAGCTCAAGCTTTATACGGACCTTGCTTAAAAAGTCCTTGCCGTTCATGTACATGTTCGGGCTAAGATTTAAAACTCTTGCTATGTTGTAATGATTTTCAGTGCCGTTTACAACCGCTTTAGCCTTGCTTGTATGCTCTGATATGGCTCTAATACAGTCTCTGACCACATCAGACTTCCAAATGTCCTCTCCGAAGGGCGTAAACATTGCTGTATACGCTCCGAGTTCCTTCCACTTGGCCGTTTTTAAAGCCTTCAGCGGTCTAAAAATGTCTGTAATGAGCTGTCTGAACGTTTTCAACTTTTTCTCACTCCTTTAGCGTACATATGGCATAAATTCTTCGTAGTGTTTAACGTATCCTACCCAAGCATTTAATAGACTGACCATCCCGTCAATACGGCGATTCTGCTGAATCTTTACAGGCTGAATGGTTGATATTCCGTCTTTGTTTAGTGCCTTTGCTGCTGTGTTAGCAAGGCACCACTTAAGTATTGGGTTATTTTGATAAATAACCTTATGTTCTGAGAATGCCGCGCCCATTTCTTTCATAGGCTGTGACCATGTATAAGGACCTTGCGCTGTCTTCTCCATTGTGAACCCCTTGCCGTCCATCTCAGGAACCCAGTAACCTGAAAGTGCTCTATCGTAGCAAACCCATAAAGGCCTTATGTCTCGTTTATTGACCATTTCCTCGTAAAACCATTTAGTTACGTCTGAATAATCAACCTGAGCGCCCTTGCATATTGTGATCCAGCCTTGCTCCGCCCATAATTTGTATGGAGCTTCACGGCTTTGTGTTTTTTCAAGAGCATCTATGCGGCCTTGCGGGATAAAATAGTGCTGCAAGACGTAAACGTTCTCGTCGTTTGGCTTTCTGATCAGCAGCGTTGCCGCCGTTAAGTCGGTCGTTGATGATAAGTCGCAGCCGCCTATAGCGTAGCTGTGGTTTAAATACTCGTCGTCAACTACCGTT